TTCAGCGCCAAGCTGAAGCAGTACCAAACCGAGTACAAGGCGGCGCTGAACGCGGCGCGCATCGCGGCGAACGCGGCGGCCACCACGCCCACGGACTATCTCTTCACGCCACTGTTGCGGGGCTGATCGATGACGCCTTGGGACATCGTGACGCAAATCAAGACGACGCTAGCCGCCATTTCAGGGATTGCGAGTTGCCGTATCGGGCTGGAGGCCAATATCACGCCCACGGATTATCCGCTGATTCGGATCGTGCCGACTCGGCTGACGCCGGAGGATGAAATCGGGAATCGCGCCACGCTGGCGATCACCGTTTACTTCGGGGATGCCCTGCTCGAGTCGAGTGATGGGCTGGAAACGGTTTATGCCAGACTGTTCGCGCGGGAAGCCGCGATTCGGGAAGCGATTCTATTCACCGCCAAGCGAACGGCATGGGCGGTGGGCGACGCGATGGCGGCCCGCCACGTCGATACGATTTTTGATCAGGACACCTTAGTCCATTATAAAATGATGGCCAGCCGGTTTGAGGTCGTGGGCTGATCCATCCGCTTCCCCTTTGCGGAACAGAATCAATCAGCGGGCGGAACGTCCCCGATTCGCTTCCACCGGTACAGCGGGTCTTGCCCCGCGTTGTAAATCTTCTCTAGCGTTTCGCCTTCCTCCAGCACGCGGCGGCGCTTTTCCCAACTCCCCGCGATATCGCGGGCTTCTTTCGGGTCTAGCCCCGCCAGAAACGCGCGCTCGGCCTGGGGATTGAAGCGGGGCTTGGCGTTGAAAATGTCTATCTTTGGTACGCACATACAAAAACAGTGCGGATGCGCGGGGGGCTTGGGCGCGTCCGCTTTCGGGTAGACGCCCGGACCTAGGCCGTAGGCGTTCAGCCGCGCATGGCGATCACAGATGTCAGCGCGCGGATGTTTCGATGAGAGTTTCCACTGCACGTACTCAATCTGCTCATCCGCCATCAGTTCCCGCGCGACCTGGTCCGTGTAGTTCCGATGCAGTTCGGTGCGGGCGATGCGATTCGCGAAGTAGCGGTTGCGCTCGTGGAACGCCACGCGCAAGGCTTTCTCTAGCGCGTCCATGCCGGCCCCCGCTTCCTTCCGGCGAATCGCGTCCAGGTAGGCGGCGCGCAACGCCGGGGTCTTGAGAGCGGCGGCCTTGAACTTGTCGAATTCCCCCTGCAAATATTGGGGGAGCGGCTTGACGATCTTGAGCGGATCGTCCTGGAAGTTGTAGCCCTCGTACAACGCCTTGCGCAGCTCCCGCGCATCGTGAACGCCCTGCAGATGCTCGTCGATGATGTGCTGCGTCGTGGCCGCGACGGCTTGAGCATTAGCGTACAGCGCATTGGAAAGCTTGATTTTCCCGACCTTGTACGCCTTGACCGCTTTCGTGCCTAGTGAGGCTTCCAGGATCGCGTTCAGCGCCTCGCGAAAGCCTTCAATGGCATCGGCGTTGAATTCCTTGAGCACGGCGTCCAGGGCCGCGCTCGGTTTTTCCCCAGCCCTGATCTTGGCGAGTAGCTTGACGAACGCCGCCTGGGCGGCTTGTCGGATCGCGGCGTCGGATTGGGCCAGGACGGCGGTATAGCGATCGTAGGGGATCATTCCTCTTCCCGCGACAACAAGGCCATTTCGCAGCGTTTTAGCAACCACAGGGCATCGCCACCGTCCGCGTAGGTACTGCTGAAAAATTCTATCCCTTCTCGGTCGTACCCGGCCAGCACGAATCCCTCCAATTTCCCGATCAGACTTTCCAATGTTCGGTCCGCATTGAGATTGAGTCGAGTCACCACTGGGAGATTCACGACGTTGCTCATAGTGCCGCCACGTTCAAGGTCACCGGCCCGCCGCTCGCCAGTGCCAGCGCCCGAAAGGCCAGCGATGCACTATCCACCCCATCATCGTGTTCCCCGACCGCAAAGCTTAACAGTTCATCCTCAAACCAGCCGGGCAGTCCCGGCGCGTGTTTGACTAGACCTTGCTCGTAGCGAGCGGCCAGGGGCAGGAACCGGGTCAACTTGTCCTTGTCGGGGCGCACGCCGCGCACCGGCAGGCGGGTCGTCCGCAGGAGTTCTTGCACCACCGCTGCCTGATATTGGACAGATTCAATCGCAATGATCGCCGGGTTCCATTTGGCGGCCATTTGTTGAATGAATTGCAACACCTGATGAAAGGGCGCGCGAATGCGTTGGGCATCCCGGATGTAGATCGTTCCGGCCCCGTCACGACTGAGCGCGATGCACGCGGTATAGTCCGCCGATGCCTGGGTACTCAAGGCGAGGTCCACCCCGAGCACGACGGTCGGCGTTCCCGCCGGCTCGCCGGTCTTCAGCCACTCCCGCCGCAGGATAGAGCCCGCCGCGTCCACGAACTCGGCCATGAATTCCTGCCGGAAGGTCAGCCCGAACATTTCGCGCCGTGCCGCCTCAATCTCGGCGGCGGGGATGAACGGGTTGCTGGCGGTCGGGTATTGCCAAGACTGCCAGCCGGCCACTCCGAAACGCCCATAGTCCCAAATCCGGCTGAACCAATTCTTCCCATGGGGGCTAGAAATAAATAATGCGCGCCCCTGGCGGTCGGCCAGCGCCGGGCGAATCGCCTCGGTCCATGCTTCCTCCTTGGTATAGGCCGCCTCGTCGAATACGACGAAGTTCAACCCCTCGCCGCGCAACGATTGCGGGTCGTCGGCGGAGCGGACTTGAATCCAGCCGAACGACTGGCGGAATGTCACCCGCTTGTCCTGCTCGCGGATGGTGGCCTTGAATTGCCGCGCCAGCCCCTTGAGTTCACGCCAGCCGACTTCGGCGATCTTGTAGGTCGGCGCGATCCAAAACACCCGACTCCTGGCCAGAGCTTCCTGTACACACAGAATTGCCGCCAGCCGGGTTTTTCCCCAGCGCCGGCCCGCCGAGATGACCCGATAGCGCGCGGTGGAGTCGCGCACTTGGCGTTGCAGCGGGTGGAGGTCCGGGAAGTGGTATTGAGTCAGTCGGGCCACTTGATGATGACCTCTTGCGGGCCGAAGTCCAAATCGAGTTGTTGCCGGTCGGTGGTTTCGCCCAGTGCCATGCGCCCGACTTCCTGCATCTTGCGAATGGAGATTGCCATGGCGCTCATGCCCCGTTGGCTCAGGCTCCCCGCTTTCTGCTGCTGCAACGCCGTCAACTCCCGCGCCTGCAACGCCAGAAACCCGCGCGCCACCATAAGACAGTCAATATCGAATTCAATTGATATTTTAGGCCGATATTTCGGCCATGTTCCAGTGGAGATTGGTTTCTTCATGATAAGAATTTATATTATTCTAAAATTTCATAATAGAAATCCATTTTCTTGCATAAAATCTACTGGGTGTTTTGATGATTTTGTAAAGTTGCAATGAGGGCAAAGCAATTGAAGATTGTTTTTATCATTACTTCCTCCTAACGCAAGAGGGATAATATGATCGATATGATATTTGTTTTTTATTGATATTCTGCAAACAATACATCTATTCTTTTGTATAAAAAGTAATAATTTAATATCAGCCGCAGTATGCGTTCCATTAGATTCGTATTTTCTTGCTCTATAGGAACGTCTATTTTCTGATATTTTTTCTGGATTATCCTTACTGTATTGACGATACCTTTCTGCAATAATGGCAGAATTGTTTTGGCGGTATTCTTTTAGTTTCTCTTTATTTTTTATGCGATATTCGCGCATTCCTTCTAAAAGTTTTTCTCTATTGATGCGAATATATTCTTTTTTCCTATCTATAATTTTATCTTTATTGGTTCTGTAGTACGCAAAATCATACTCTTTTTTATATAATTTTTTTGATTCTTGGGAAGGCGTTAGGGTGAAACTAGACGAAACTATAGTATATTGATTGGTGGTCATAGCCATATCTCCGAATAGATAGGTTGTGGCAAGTGCCAGCTTGGAATTCGTAGTTCCAGGCTGGTGCGTAATTGAATTATACCATAAACTGATCGCAGCCTGATTGCGCCTTGGATTGCGTGCGTAGGGCGTGATCGCCGTGAGGGGCAAGATTTCAATGTGCATGATGACTGTTCACTATCTGGTTCCTCATGGACGGAATGTCTCATTTTATGCCGTGGGCGGCTCATTTTTGGTATCGTTCGCGTCGCCACTCGGCTGAATCAATCGCATCCGGAGCAACTCCTTTCGCAACTCCGCGTTCTCGGCGCTTTTCTCCCGATTCTCGCGCAACAGAGTTTCCATCAGCGTCTCATGATGCGCGTCCTCGTGCCAGCCCGCGCGCAACATCCGCAGCAGGAACAGCGCGCCAATGATGAGCGCAATCCCAATCGCGCTCTTGTCCGGGCTTTCCAGCACCATCTGGACGAGCGCCAGCATCCTATCGTCCATTGCGGGGGCGCGTCCGAAAGAGTCCGGTGATCGCGAACAGCGTCAACCACAGATAGGTGGGCGTGGAGAGCAGCGGCGGCGAGTGAGAGATATTATGCAGCAGCATGGACAGCGCGCCGATGACCAGCGTTAGGCGCCCGATCCAACGGAACCAGAAATGAGGCCGATGGCACCAGCAGGTCGTCGCCAAGCCGATGCTCCCAATGCTCAAAAACCAGAGCGCGGTGGGCCGCTCGGAACTGAGGAACCCGAACGTCGAACCGTACACCGATCCGCCGTTCTTCAGCGTGTACAAGTCAAACAAATGCGGGTGCAGCACCAGGTGCATCCCAATCCCCAGCAAGCTGAGGCTCAGGATCAAATCCACGACGCTCCAGGGCGACTGCATCAGGATTTCATGGAGTCTCGGCCATAGGCCCCAACCGCGGGGATTCCACGTGCAGCCACGTCGCTCCGGCTCGTTATTTTCCATCGTCCAGCATCCTCGCCAAGTCGCGTCGCAGCGCGTGCATGCCACGCATCAGTTCCCGAGCCGCGAACAGAATCGCCCGCCGAAGCTCAGCCTCCTGGTCAAGGGCTAGATCGGGGTCCAACCCCGTGCCGCCCGCGTGCAGCTTTGGATACGCGCGTTCCGAAACCGCCCGGGCCAGGGCGAGCGCGTCGTTCGGCGTGAAGGTCATCTGCGGGTGGCCCAGGAGTTGGATTAGGTCGCCACAACCGCGCACCGCCACGTCGGTTTGCGGATTGTTGCCGGACGCACAGGCAATATAGACCGCGGGGAGTTCGCTCATGATTCGCGTCCCGCCGCTTTTCTCGCGCCTTCCCATCGCCCGCCGGTGAGCACGTCCAACAATATTTCCTTTCGCATTTTTCGATGATCCCATAAATCCGGATGGGACAGCATAAACACCTTGACCGCATCGGGCTCTATTTTCCACTGCCTATCGCGTGCATCCGGGTCTGGGATGCGCACGCGGCCTTGCCCGCTGGTTTTCGTGGCCTTCAGCTTTCCCTGCACGATCCACTTGGCGACGACATGCTCATCCGTCGCGAACAGTTGGGCCACCTCTCGCGCCGTCCACCACGACCGGCTGAAGCGTAAGAGCAGGGTTTCCATCCGGCTCAGGATGGCGCTCATCGACCGCCGATAGCCCGCCCGCCGAAACGCGTTGTAAAGCCCCTTGACTCCTAGCTCTCGGTCTACGTACTTTTCCAGCAGCGCATCTTCTTCAGGCAGCCACGGCCCGCCCATGGTCCCCGGTCGCGCGCGCGACACGCCCAGATTGAGCGCGCGCCATTTAATCCAGCCATGGGTTCGGTTCCATTCCCGAGACAACTTTTTGAGATCGGGAGCCCCGGCTAAATACGCCCGCCGAATGGCGCCGTCGATCAACTCCGTCGTCGGCTGGCGGATATAGGGCCTCCCCGCGATGCGCACCTGCAAATAGTCCGCTTTCCCGCGAATCGCGTCCCGCGAGCGGTGTGGCAATAGGGGCATCACCCGAGTGGGGCCGCCGAGGGGATATTCGCGGATCACAATCTCCATTTCTTCCGCCGTCCATTGCGTGCCTTTACGGGCAAAGATCGACGGCGCGACAAAATCAGTGTCAGAGGATTCCATCAGGTTCTCCATCCCACACGGGCGCGGCGAGCGGGGGTTCGCGGTCCGTGGTGGCGTGGAACAGCACGCGGTAGACCTCTTCGTAGCTGCTCACCACTGCGGCTACCCCGCCCGCTTCGCGCACCAGGGACAGAAAAGCCGCTTGAGGCTCGGTGGGCTTTCCGCCGGGGCGCTTGATCTCAAGCGCGAAATATTGGCCACCCGGCAACATTCCATCCAGGTCCGGCGCCCCTTTCCCCGTGGGCGGGCGACCTTTTACATAGAGCTGATAAAACCTGACAAACATGCCATGGGCATTCATCGCCCCGCCGCTGTTCCGGCGCGCGAACCAGACCACTCGCCCCCGGCGTTGCTGGGCGCTGAGGTAATCGATCACCTGTCGCAACAGGTCCGCCTCCAACGGCGGCGGTGGGGGCTGAAGGCGAAACGCACTCACGGCGGGGGCTCCGCCAAGTCAAAGAGATCGGCGGTCTGTTCCATGGCCGTTCGGGTGCGCTTGATCTGGTCCTTATGATAGGCGGTCGCGACGGTGATGAACCCTTTCGCGTCAATGCCCAGGAGGGTACTGGCATTCAACGCAATCGCCTTCAAATGCTCGCGCTCACCTTCCATCCGCGCCAGTCCCGCACCGTATTCGCCGATGGCATCCAATAGCTTCTTTCGGTTTTCTGGGGTCATTGATTCACCTGTTTAGTAGCCGAAACCTTCCATCCGATCCGCCCGCGAGGATTCCGCCCCCGTCGTCGGCGCCGCTTGTTTCCGTCGTTCCGCTCGGGGCATCCGCCAATAGGCCATCCAGTTCGCGTCTTCCTCCGAGATCCCGATTTTCTTTTCGGGCCGGACGAATTTGGGCCGCGGGACAAAGCCCTTTTTGGGCAGCGCGGGGCCGAACGTCGGCTCTCTGACCTGATGTGGAACCGTCCACGTTCGCCCCTCACAGACCGCAAGGCGGCGCTCACGCAGCGTTTTCACCGCCGTTCGGACGCCGACGATCAGCAGGGCGTCCGGTAGCCCCGTCTGTAGCCTGAGCTGTTGGACGATTTCGGGGCGCGTCATCGGAGCGCGCGCGGCGCGCAGTACGGCATAGACCCGCTCGCCCCAGGAGAGGTCAGCCATGGCGGATCGCCATCGTGCGGCGCATCGGCACCACGTCGCCGTGCTCACGGCAGTGATGCGTTTCCAGCCAATGGCCGTCGCACAGGGATCGGTGGCGCAGGGTTTCGCGCCGACACCGAGGGCACAAATCCCGATTTAGCAGCGGAGATGAATAGCGATCATGGGGAAGGGCGATCCCTCTGCTCATGCCGCTCACAGGCCCCGCCTCGCGAGCTCGGCGTCCAGCATAAACATCCCGTGCCGCTCATCCAGCGCTAGCGCGTCCAGGACGATCAAATCCGCCACGCGCACGCTAGACTGCCTGTCCCCCAGCAGCACGAACAGGTCGTTCGCCCAATCTGCCATTCTGGAGGGCCAGCCGGGCCGATTCGCCATCGATTCGCAGATCCCCCGTAGGTCGGATAGGCTCATGGGCTTGTGGTCCCCAAGCCCAGCCTATCCGGCACTGCCGGCAAGGCGTCCACCTCCAGCAGGGCGGGGCGGCCCGACGGGATGATGAGCAGCCGCGCGACGAAGGCTCCCCGTTTGACGGTCTGGCGGTGCGGCGAGAAATTCTTCACCATGACCTTCAACTCGGTGCGGTCGACGCTATCGATGATGCTGGGGCTGATGTCCAGCTCACTCAATCCACCGCCGAGGGGGAGCAGCAGCCCGACATACCCGGGCGCAATCGCCAGCGCCAAGCCCGTCGGAATCCATGCGCGGCCAAACTCATAGAGGTCCGTTTCCTCTTCAGCGGCGAGCAAAAACCCCGCGCCGCGGGGATCGGCCACCGGACGAGTGGCGTGGTCAGACAGGAGTTTTACGTAAAGGGGCATGGGAGCGAAGCGATCAGCGCGTCAAAATCATGATGGCTTCCCCAGCGGTTTTTAGATCGCGTTCCTGCATGGTTTCGATCAAAGGAACGAGCAATTCACGGTGTGCGATAAAAGCTTTCATTTGCTTGGTATGCTCCTTAATCAGGGTCTTGTCCTGGTGCAGCAAATGTTCCAACGCAGCTTTTTTGACCTGTACCGTGCGCTCTTCCGGTAGTTTGATCCATTTATCGCCATACCCGATAAAATCCAGTTGATGGGCGGAAAAGTCGAAAGTCGCGTCGGCATCCATCACGTCCTTGATATTCTTGCCGACGATTTCATGGAGAATAAAGACGGGCGTTTCTCCTAGCTTGGCGAGGACTTCTTGAAAAAACGGGCTTTCCTCCCCGTAAGCGATGACGCCTGGATACTTGAGTTTCAGCTTGCGAATCTCCGCGCGAAGCTGTTTCTGCGAAATCATGGCTTGTTCGATGGACATTACATTTTCTCCAGCTTTTCAATCAGGATCGGTAGGTGTTGAATGGCGACTTGCAATGTACGTAAAGTTTCGTTTTTCTTTTGATGGTATTTCTGGCTGAATCTCTCCCATTCATGATTTGCCACGTACACGTCCAATTGGGCGACTTGCGCGTGATTACCGATGATGCTGATTCCGCAAATCAGGTTATGCAGTTGCTCGAAAAATCCGATCCGCCGCAATTCATAATCTTCGCGCGCCGCCCGTTCGGCTTCTCGCATCGCCCGCACCTCATCCGCCAAGCGCGCCTCTTCCGCTTCCCGTGCGCGCCGTTCGCGCTCGGCGAGTTCCCGAGCGTCCTGTTCGGCTTTCAATCGGGCGGTTTCCCGGCGTTGTTCGCCCGCCGCAATCGCTTCCGGCAAGCCTAAGCGTTGATCGTCCACCAGCGCCGCCAGGTCGGAATACTCTTCGCGCAAGATCGCCAGCGCCGCGAGTTGCCGTTGCCGTTCCTCTTCCGCGAGACGCTGCTTTTCAACAATCGCCTGGGCCTCTTCATAGGCCACGGTCAGCGGGTATTTGGCATTGCGTAAGACCTCTTCCGCTTTGTCCCGACAGTGGCGTAGGACAAAACGGGCTTTGGAGATATGGCCTTCAGATGGGGCATCTTGATCTTTCTTCAGGAAAGAACTAGAGCCAGCCCGCTTTAACTTAGATGCCTCTGGATACGCCAGCGCAACAGCCATGGCCTGTTGGCCCTTGGTCAAATGGCGTCGGTGGACATTGGCGGATAGGACGTAAGCGGTCGGGTCGGTGGTCAGAATCCGCGCGGTCGGTTCGACGCCGGCCAGCCGACACGCCGCCAGCCGGTTGCGCCCGTCAATCAGCATCCATTCGCCACTCACTTGCGCAATGACGATGGATTCTTGCAAGCCGTTTTCGCGAATGTCGTCCGCCAGTTCCGCCAATTCATCCTGGGCGATCATCGGAAACAGATTCGCCACGGAGAAGACGGGCAGGTTGAATACATCCAAATCAGGGATTACACTTTCATCAGTCATTACGTTCCTCTCCTTGCGTGATGATCAGCCGGTGACTACCCGGCGCCAGAAACCGCCGCGAGGCGGTTTTTTGTTGAACGCCGCCCACAACGCGCCGGTCTGGTTCCGTGGTGATGAGTTCGCGAAGGGGCGGCGAAAAGGGCGCTTCCCGACCCTCGCGGCGTGCGCCAGCAAGCCAAGGGGGAATGCGAGGGGGGAAGCATGACGAGGTGCATACGGGAATGGTATAGTAGGCCTCTACCAAACTCAATGACTATTGCATGAAAACCGACCCGGTCGCCCACCGAAAATCGGTGATTAGCATGATCGTGCCAGCGGAGATCAAAGCCGTGCTCCAGCGCATGGCCGAACATCATCACCGCAGCATGACGTCGTATGTCGAGTGGCTAATCCTGAGAGACGCCGAACTACACGATCTGCTCAGCGACGCTCAAAAAACCAGGCGACGCCCAGCACGCTGATGCTGATCCAGCGGGGAGCCGCGTCGAACTCGACGGGGCGCAGCAGGTAACGCCGCCAGCAGTGCGGGGCTTCCACCCAGCCGTTCAACACGCCGATGAGCTTCATGCGGCGTCTCCCGGAGCTGGGGCGGCCAAATTCGCCGCGTGGGGCGTTCCGCCGCTGGGGTGACCACCGATGCCTACCCTGCCCCGCGAATCGCTCACCGCGCGATTTTTGCCGGCTCCCGGGCCATCCGCGCCGCACAGCGAGCGATAGACGCCGGCCAGCGTGGCGATGAACTCGGGCGCGTAGTGCTGTGACCGGATGAGCGCATCGACCAGGCGCGTCTCCCACACCCAGGTCGCCGGGTCCCAAAAGTTCACCCTGGCCGCGACCCGCATGGCCGCCTGAAGGTCGGGATGAAACGCGGCGAATATCTCGCGGGCGGTTTCGGTGTTCATGTTTTCTCTCTCTGCTTCATGCACAACATTGAACGACCTTGCACAACCTCAGCAGAGGTTGTGCATGTTTTTTTTCTTTATAATTCATATTCATGCACAACCATGCACAACCTTTTAGTAATTTTATATCGCACATACATATGCGCGCGCATATATGCGCGCGCGCGTGAGGAGGTTGTGCAGGTTGTGCATGTGATTGATGCGACTGATGAAGTCGCACAAAAGGTTGTGCATGAGGTTGTGCATGAGGTTGTGCATGTTGTTGATTCATAATGCACAACCTTTCCGCACATAATAGCGTTTGCGGTCGCTGGCCGTGGTGGCCTGCTTTGAAATCCAGCCCAACCGCCGCAGTATAGCCCCCACGCGGGTCTGAGCGGAACGGTCATGTCGTTCCAGCTTCAATCCGAGCGCGTGTTCCAGGATTTCGCTGATCAGCACGCGCGGCTTACCCTTCAGCCACGGCTCAATGTAATCTTCCCATGAATCGGACTGGTATCGAGCTTCCTGTTCCAGAACCGAATCGGGGATGTCCCACCAAATTTCGCCGGCTTGATAGCGATACAGGCCCTCGGCCCAGAGTTGATCGCGAATGGCCGCGACCGCTTCAGAGTCGATTTCCGAGCAAGTGATCGGGAGATAGCGGCGCGCGCCGGTGTCATCGGCCAAATAATCGCACTTGTTGGTATTGCCAATGAAAACAAATTGACGGGGATAGGTGCGGGAGTAGTGCCCGTAGGATTGACGGTAGGTATCGCTGGTTTGAGTGAGCGCCTGCTTCACCCGGTTTTGATCGGCTCGTCCCATGGCGGACAGTTCGGAGAATTCACCCACCCATTTGCCGCGCAAGTTTTGATAAAAATCTAGGCTGCCGGGCTCTTCCGTAATGTCACAGTGCCAGCGCGCGCCGAATAAGGCTTGGACCAGTTTCGATTTCCCGATGCCTTGCGCGCCTTCCAGCACGATCATGGTATCGACTTTACTACCCGGAGTGAGCACGCGCGCGACGGCGCTGACGAACAGAGACCGGGAGACGGCGCTACTGTAGGGCGTCAGGGGCGCTTCACAGAAATCCGTGAAAAAACGGGGTAAGCGTTCCAGCCCATCCCAGACGAGGCTGAAGAGCCATTCCCGAATGGGATGAAACGCATGCCGTTGCGCCACGGTTTCCACGGCTTCCCGCACCACCCCGGTCTTGACTTCGCTTTCGATCCAATGCCGCTCAAACCACGCTTTCAACTCGATCAAATCCGCATCGGTCCATTCCCGGTCGCGATCCATGATGCCGTGACAGAACTCGTCGAATCGCAACCGGCCTTTCCAGGCGGCGTCATGTTCCAAAATCAACATGAGATTATGCGCCCGACAGGGATAAATCCTTTTCCCCTGCGAGATCCTGAAAATCAGTTGGTCCTTCCAAGCCGCTTCAGGATCAATCCCACACGATTCAGGGGTGATGTCCTCGTCGCGAGGGCCTTGGGTGACGAGCCTTAGTTTGGAGCGCAATCGGGCCGCTTCCACGTCTAACGGGTTCTCATCCGACATAGCGCGCCGCATACGCCATTGCTCCCGTGATGCGATCCGAGGCCAGTCCCAGCCGATCCAGGTCTTTGTCGCTCAAATAGCCCCGCCGCTGAATCTCGCCGGCGGCGCACGTCACGACCAGAATTTCCTGCTCCAGCGCCGCGAGCACATCCGCCGCGTGGAACCGCCGTCGCTCGGCGGGGAGAAAAGTCTCGGTCGCGGGGCGCGGGGGGAATAGATCTGAAAATTCCAGCCCGACCGCGGCGAGAATCTCGCCGATGTCGCAACCCGTAAAACAGTGAACGAGCACGCGCCCGTCGGGCAGCTCCCGGATGTTCAGCGACGGGTGCCGATCCTCATGCGCGGGACAGCAGGCCAGCCAACGGTCTGGCGCGGTCTGGCGAACCCGATCTAGTCGGGTGAGTAGCGTTTCAGCGGTCATTCGACTCTCCTCGGGAGGCCGCCTGTTTTGCGAGCAAACCCAGCGCCCGATGCATGGCGTGACAAAATTCATCGAATTTCGCGTGGGGGTTCGCCTTCATCCAGGCCCATAGGGCGATGAAAAATAGATTCGTGCCGTCCATCAGCAAATCCTCAGCCGCCGCAGGTGATCGCGATGCTGCAACACCCGGCATTGCCGGCGCATCCGGGCAGGGTCATGGGACGCGGGGCGTTCCAAGAGCATCTGTCGAATCAGCTCCCGCCATTCGGATTTCGTGGGGGAGAGTTTCATGCGGCGTCCTTCGGGTCGGGGGGTGGAAAGGGCAGGGGCGGTTCGGGGAGGTCCGTCCAGTAGAGGGGTGGGGCGCGCTGTTCGCCCACGGTATAGCCGGGCGCGTGCCATCGATCCCCAAATCGGCGCACCACCGTGGCGAGGCAGAGGGGCGTCCACCAGCCCAACACCGTCCGCCCGACCAGCGGCGCGACCGCGGCGGTTTCATGCCAGAGGACGCGGGTCTTCATGCCCCGCGATCCTCGGGGGGCGCATAAATCCCGGAGTAATCCACTTTTCCTCGCGCGGCGCGCACGATCTTCGCAGCTTGCGCGGGTCTGGGGAGCCGTTCTCCCCGGCGCCAGGCCGCGACCGTGCGGACGGGCACATCCAGAAGTTCGGAAGCCCGCCCATCCCCAATCTCTTCGATAAATTCTTTGAGGGTCATCATGGGATGATTTTATACACAAAGCGTGTTGACTGCAACAGGCATCCGTGAATTTACACATTTAGTGATTGACAGCAATACACGACTTGTGTACTATCCTCATCAATCCCCCCCCCATCCTACGGCGAACGTCGCAGCCCAGGGCCAGCGGAGAGGGGGGGGTTAGGCGGCCACGGACGGAGCCGACGAGATTCTTCCCTTTTTGGTGGTTCCCGCTGGGAACGCGTAAACGCTTAAAACCACACGAGAGATGACGATGAATACAGACACTCTGTATGCAGCAGGCCCGGCCATCGGCCACGACTGGTCTTACGAGCGCATGGCCGCTCGAGACGCCGCGCGCGAGGCGCTGGTGGACGAACAGAAAGCGGAACTGGAGTCCGTGTCGTGGCCGGACAGCTCGGCTCTCATGGCCCATGCCATGGAACGCCTGGCGGATCTACCCCAGAGGCAGGAGCGGTTGAACCGGTGGCTCCTCCTGGCCTGGCAGCACCGGGATCGGGGCACGAGTGCCGACCGGTCCCACCCGACGCGACGCGCGACGCGTGACTACGCGATGGATCAGGCCTACGCCCTCATGACCGAGGCGCTGTATGACGTCATTGAATCCGAATTTCCACGCGGCAAATAACCGAGGCGTCCGGCCACAAAGCCGGGCGACACCCATGCAAAAACGCTATCCCCCCATTCGGCCCCCACGGGTCATTCGTGTGACGGACCGCCATGGCGATACCCTCCTAGAGCCTAGTCAGCCTAGTCAGCCTAGTCAGCCTAGTCAGCGTGTTCATTCGACGGTCCGCGAAGATTTGCAGGCTCTCAAACGGCGTCCGTGGGACGCGCCGATGGCCGAGCCGTTACGACCCCAGACGCGCTATGCCGCCTACGGGGATCCGTGGTTATTGGCAGTCACTGGGGTTCTGGTAGTCGTATTGTTCATCATCGCCATGGGAGTGATCTTTCTATGACGCCCTATGCCAGCTGCATCACCGGCCCGACGCTAGTTCTACGCGCGGTCTTCAATCCCGCCGATGGCGCGTACCCGCCTGGCTCGGGTCATAATCTCCACGCGGGCGAGAGTTGTCAGATCCGCCGGACGGATCGAGCCTATGTGATGGCGAAATTCAACGATGGCGCATGGTTGTTGGTAAGACCGGTGGATTTGGAGGTATGTGATGACGACTGAAATTATGCTAGAGGAAGTGGGACTGGAAGACGGCCAGATTCTGGCGGATTCGGTGCGCCAGTGGCGCGCGGACTGTCAGGCCGGACAATTCAAGATCGGCGCGACGACGTTTCGCGGTGCCAAGTTGGAACTGGAACTGATTGGCGCGCAAATCAGCGAAGGGGAGTATTTCGGCTATCCCCGACAGAAATGGCTCGCCCTGCTGTTTGTCGATCCCGATGGCGTGCTCTCTTCGATCCTGCTCAAAACCGAGAGCTTGGACAACTTCGAGGAAATGCGCCGGGGCTATCGCGTCAAGGGGGAAACCCTGCTGGGTAAAACCATTCGCGCCGTGATGGCGAAGCGCGCCAGCAAGGTGAGCGGCAATAGCTATTTCGCGGTCGAGTTTGAAGTGGCGAACGCCGGCAAGTTTGCCGAGGCGATTGCGCAATTCCGCCAGCAACATTACAGCCCGGCGCTCTTCCGCGCGATGACCGCGACGCCCGCGTTGGGAAATGACGTCCACTAGATTTATTGATTGCCAGGGATGGCGTTCGCCCTACATAGGAGAGAAAAACATGGTTAAATCATCCGCTCCCCCCGAAATGATTACGATTTCGCCGCCCCGGTTTGAAACCATCCAGTTCCACCTGGAGGGCACCGCGCCGCTGGTGATTTGCAAGTTCAGCCACAAGGCTTTATTGCAGATGAAAGAGAAACAAGAGGCGGGGTCGCAGGCCAAGAAAGGCAAGGAACGGGCCGGAAAAAACTTCACGGAGATGTACCACGGCGCCCGCCACATCAGCACCGATGGGTGGGATGGCATTCACGCCGCCGCGTTTCGGGCGGCCATGATTAGCGCGTGCCGGATCGTCGGGTTCAAAATGACACTAGCGAAATTGGGCGTGTTTGTGGAGGCCGATGGCTTGGATGCCACCGAGGGGACGCCGCTGGTGCGCATCCTCGGAGAACCGACCCGGCATGAAATCATCGGTCGAAATGCCGACCGGGGCGCGGATATTCGCGTTCGCCCCATGTACTGGCCGTGGGCGGCGGACCTGCGGGTCCAGTTCGATGCCAGCATGTTCAGCGCGGAGGATGTCGCAAATCTGATCGCCAGGGTCGGCGTGCAGGTCGGCGTCGGCGAAGGCCGCCCGGACTCGAAGTCTAGCGGCGGGTGCGGCTGGGGCTGCTTCAGGATCGAATGAAGGCCATGAGCAGCGCGCCGCTTCGCATCGCCCCGCAGGCAACGCTACGCAGCGCGCCGCCCCGCCACGCTTCGCACCGCCACGCACCGCAGGCGTCGCTACGCTCCGCTACGCTACGCACCGCCCCGCGCCGCTACGCCCCGCACCGCAGGCCCCGCTTCGCACCGCAACGCAGGCAACGCGCCGCCCCGCCACGCGCCGCGCCGCCGCGCCGCGCACCGCACCGCAGGCGCCGCCCCGCCTCGCCGCGCCGCGCGCCGCCGCGCACCGCTTCGCAGGCGTCGCTCCGCACCGCACCGCACCGCACCGCAACGCAGGCAACGCAGGCAACGCGGCGCGTCGCTCCGCACCGCTACGCACCGCAGGCAACGCAACGCAACGCCCCGCGACGCAACGCCGCGCCCCGCAGGCATCGTATTTTTTCCCACACCACCGCCCGGCTTAGCCGGGCTAGAGGACTCCCGATGAAATTCGTTTATCGTCCAGGCTTCAACTTCCCGGTCGCCGCCGATCAAGCCGCAACCGCCCTCGAACAGATCCGCATGAAAACGATCCTGACCGCGCCGGCGATTGTCAAGGCGTCTCGCCCGAAATCAGCGCCCCTCCATCCGATCTTTAACTGGAATGACGCCGACGCCGCTGAAAAGTACCGGGAAGGTCAGGCCCGAACCCTGGTGCGGGCGATCAAGGTCGTTCAGCCCACGGGCGAGCGCGCTCCGGTCTATGTCAGCGTCAACCCCACGGGGGGCGCGACGACGGGATACTACCAAAGGGCCTCGGTGGCCGTGTCGCGGCCCGACGAATGGGCCTCGGCGGTGGCGATGTTGGCGATGAAGGTGGCGAGCGCCGAAAGCGCGATTGAAGAGTTGCGGCGGATGGCCGACCGGTCCGGCAATGAAACCGCGGGCCTGCTGGTCATCGCCGCCAATGCCCTGGCCGCCGCGCGCGAGGCGGTCGGCCAAATCCGACATTAAGTGAGTCTGAGTCATGGATAACGCCGCCTATCAGGCCCTACCCGCGATTTCCTCGCACGGGCTGATCGAGATGCTGAAAAGTCCCGCCGACTGCTGGCAGAAATACCTAGACCCGATGCGCCCGCCCCAGGAAGCCAGCGACGCCATGCGGCTGGGGACCGCCGTGCACTGCCTGGCGCTGACGCCACGGCGGTTCGAGCAGGAAATCATCGTGCGGCACTTCGAGCGCCGCAGCATCAAGGGGAAGGCGGCCTACGCCCAGATGCTGGCCACCGGCAAAACGCCCCTCCGCCCGACCGAGCTGGTGCGCGCCCGCGAGATCGTGGCGGCGCTTCAGTTTAATTACGATATTCGGAGATTGTTGCGCCGGGGTCGGCCCGAACGGACGTTTATTCGCTCGCGCGGCGCTGACCTTTGCCCCGTGCGGGGCCGGGTGGATCTGCATGACGCGCGGGGCAAGACGATCATCGAACTGAAAACCACTCGCGACCTATCTCAAATCGATGCCTCCATCCGCCAGTATCGCTACGCACTGAGCGCCGCGTTCTACCGCCATTGGCTGCCCGCCCAGCGCGTCGTCATGGTGTTCGTGGAATCCCGTGAGCCGTACCGTACTCGCATCATCCCGCTGTCCGACGCCCTCCTCGCCGAGGGAGACGAGCAATGGCGCACCGCGCTCGCGCGGTTCGATGCCTGCCGGTGCACGAATGAGTGGCCGGAAGCTGAATCCGCCACGCCCGATCTGGACGACGACCCGCTGATGATGCCCATGCCGTTCATGGCGGCAAAAGCCAACCGGCAACGGTTTGAACTGCCAGTAGGCGAATTGTCACTTTAATTCCGAGTAGAAAAAATTGAACACAAACCAAAAAGTCTGGCGTCATGGATTCATGGTTGGAATTCGGCGAGCGAATGGATTTGACGATGATGATGAATTGGCAACAATCCCTAGGGATGAACTGAGAGTGTTACGCCGTGATTCCCAGTTGGTCGCGATCATGCGAGCCATGGGAGCTTTCGATAGGGAAGGATTCGATGCTCGCCCTGGGGCGATTTATTGGCCTGGAACCGAACAGGCTTTTGACATTCTTTCCGATTACTCCGATTAGCGTCCATGACCTATTCAGTTGAGTCGCCGCCGTGAGAGTTTGTCGTTAAGTTGTTGAAATTTGGAGTTTGTTACGCGGTGGAACAAACCTCTGGTGGCCAGGGCAGTCGAGGTGTCCAGGGGCTGGGGTTTTCTACTGCCGCAAAATGCGGTGGTAGCCGACGCGCCACGAGGGGCTGGGGGCCGAGCGGGTGGCCCTGGCGCGAGCGGAAGCGGGAGGATACGAATCGGATTCGTATCCCTGGGGGAAATTGCGCCCCAGCGCTCGCTGAAGCGAGCCCCTTCGTGAATTTTCTCCACGGCGGAGAGAATTCGCGCCCTCGCCCTCGCGGACTGCGGAAGAATGGAAGGGGGTGCATCCGATACACACCCCTGGTTGAGTCGCCGCCGTTGGGTCCAGATTAGCCCGAACGCTTGACCCCGCGCCCGGCTACACCTCGATGACGGTGGCCTCGGGCAGCGTCGACTCGCCGTCCAACCGCCCGTCGCGAATGAAGTAGCTCACCCCGAGCGTGCCCGCGCCCCTGACCCGCTGGCGCGACCCGCTCGGGAATTCCACCGTACACGCCCCGAAGTCCGTGTCCACCACCGTTCCGATGGTGATCAGACTCGGCGGACTCGCCAGTTGTTGAAAGCGACGCCACAGGTTCATGCGGGCACCTCCACCGCGCGTATGCCCAAGGTTTGCACCACGGTTCCGAACCCAACGGAGACCGTGAGATCAGTGATCAGCCCCGCCCATGTTTTGCCCCCCTCCACGAATCGCACGAGTTCGCCCACATCCCGCAAGGGACTCAGCCCGACATCCGTCGAGAGCGGCAACGCCAGGGTGAAATCCACCCCCGCCGCGGCGTCACTCAGAATGGCGATGCCCCGCCCCCGGCAGGCGTCCAGATGGCAGAGCAGCGGGTCTATCGTCGGCGCGTCGGGCATCGCCGTTCCCGGCAAGCCGGCCCGCTGCACTTTCGCCAGAATACCGATGCCATCGCCCAGGTAGACCGCATCCCATGGCTGGCCGATGCGCGGCTTCCAGCCCAGCGTGATCAGAATACTGCGCGGCAAGATCACGTCAGGTTCCGTTTCCGTCCACTCCCACACCGGCGCTGGATAGCGCGGCATCGCCCGCAACCAGGACAACGCCGGGTCGGCGATCACCCGCCCGCCCGCCGTTTCCACCAGTTGCACGATCACATCGAGGGGTGTTTTCTGGCTGTAGCTGTAGCGCCCCGCGGGAACCAGCCAATCGGGTAAATCCTCGCTCCAATCGAGCTGCCAGTCCGTGCCCGTCAATTCCTGAGTCGCGAGCTGCTGAGCGGTCTTCGCGTCGGTTTCATAGCCGTTGACCGGTAACGCCACGTCCGGCCCGAGCAGCGCCGCCCGGCTGCGACCCTGAATCTGCCCGCCGCTCTGACCGAACTGCACCGACCCGGAGACCTGATCCAGCCGGAACTGCCAGACATTCCCGTCCACCGTCGCCTCGACTTCGAGAGCTTGGGATACGATGGGCCGCACCAGGGCCAGGGCGGCTTCGCCGGCCAGGGTGGCGCTGACGCTCCAGCCCCACTCATCCCAGGCACTACTCAGCGTCATCGCGGTGACGGGAATGGACACGCGGTCGGGTAGCCGCACCAGGGCAATCGTGTGGATCATGCGATAACTCCGACGAATGGGGATGACCCAGGCGGGTTCAGCCCCAAAGTGAAAGGCCAGCGGCATATCCACCGGCGGGTGGAAGTGAAAGCGCAGCGGTCGGCGGTTCGGAATGGGGGGCAGCGGCGGGAGCGGAACCCACGGCCAGGATAAGCCAGCCAGCGCGCGGGCTTCATCCCACGGGAACCGGTCGACGAGGCGGGATACCGCTGTCCGGGCATCGGCCATCGCCTGCGTCTGAGTCTGGGCGCGCGTGGCGCTGGCACGTTGAAAGGGACCCGATAGATCGCGTTGCCGCAGGATGGACAGGAACCAGACCCCTTCCGTTTCCCGCGTGGCGGTCTGGCTGTCGCCCCAGACCCCACGGCTCGCAGTCGTGGCCTCCGTGGCATCCCGCGCCGACGCGCCGCCGTCCTGAGCGAGAATTCCCGCGTCGCGAAACGGCCCGCGAATCGCCTGCGTGCCCGTGGGCGTGGCGGATTCCACCAGCCGCCACGTGGCGGCCCTGCCGTCCGCTTCCCGCCAGACCGGTCGGCTTTCCTGCCGCTGATCCGCCGCCTCGGCCCATGCCGTGCGTTGCGCCCCGACCCGAGGTTCCGCCGCGCCCTGCCAGCGCCCCGCCGTGGCGTTCGCCCGCACGTTCGCGGGAGGGATTTCACCCATGAAGGGTACGGGCAGCGCGCGATAGCGGGGCCCGCGTTGCGTGCCGACCCGTGACCAGGAGGGCGCAATGGAGGGGGCCGACCAGCGCCCGCCGCGCCGGATGCCCACGCCCGACCAGGGGATCGGAATTTCGACCGCGTATCGCCCGCCCCGCAGGCGCGCGAGCGAGGAAACGAAGGGGAAATGAAACGAGAGGGCCGTTCGCGCCGTGGGGCCGAACGCGAACGACAGGGCGGCCATGATTAGGTCATGGGGTCGGGCGTCTGGTGATCGTAGGCCAGCGCCGGGTACGTCGCGTCATAGCAGACCACCAGATAGGTCTGATGCCGGTTGAGGTAGGGCATCACCCAGGTCCCATCCGCCGTGCTCCAGACTTCCCGGACCAGCCGCCCGGTTCTTTCCTCAAACGCCCGTAATTTGGTGCGGTAGAGGACAGAATCCAGCGTGATCGGGTCGTTGACCGGATTGCTAAACTGGCCATCGCCGCCGTCCACCATGTCCCGCCAGAAGCGTGGGGCGCGAATCCGAGTGCTGGGAGCGTTACTCGCCTGACCGGATCGGCCATAGCGGGCGTTGCGGAGCGTCGCGGCCATGGCTCACCGCCACGGGCCGGTGATGTCGATGAGACATTGTGCCCGCGTATTGGTGTTCAGGATCGCGAGGTCGAACGCCTGGAAGGTGCGCCCCGAAAAGTCAGGGACCGAGGTCACTAAATCCAGGTGCGTCAGCGGCGTGATATGCAGGGGCTGGTAAATCCCCGGCAACGCCCGACTGCGCAGGATGCTCGTTTCCACCACGCCGATGGGGGCGAACAACAGCCCATTATCGGGCGGATGAGGATAGGCCAAGCCCGCGGTATGGCCGATACCGGTGGAGATACCGGAATCGCCCATCATGCCCATCGCGACCGCCGAGCCAATTTGCGTATAGGACCGCGCCAGGAACTTCCCCGTCTGCGTGGCGGAGTACGCGCCCAGCGAGGCAAAGTGATTGATTCCGCCCGCGCTGGACGGCAATGTGTCCGTCCCTTCCCCCGTGCCACACAGCAGACTGCTGTACGCATCGCCCGCCCGCAAGCTGGCGATATCGCCGAACGCATAACCCGCCGCGGCGGTCAGCCCGCTGGCGTGCCAGAACGTCCCCAGATAGAAAATCCCACTATCCCCCACGAGCCACCAGTGGCGGTCGGTGCCATCGGAGGTACTGGATTTGCACCAGGATAACCCGTTCGTACTTTGCGCGGCGGTGGGAAATAGCCCCGTGCCGGTATCCACATCCGACATGGTTTCATAGCCCCGCGCTTTCGCCCATCGACCACTCGCCGAGGTCGGGGTGGTGCTGTCATCCAGGACGCGCAGGTAATTCTGACAGTACGGGGCGGCGGGGAGATAGGCCGCCTTGTTCGCGCCGCTAAACGGCTTCGTCCAGTTCAGCGGGGCGATCTTGACGCTCATGGTCCCCGTCGCGGGGCTGGTGACGCCGCTGCTGATCGCGAACGTGAACGAGTTCGTGGCAGCGGTCAGGACGCGGAATTCGTGGTTCCAGGCGGCTTCATTCGCCCCGGAAATCGCGATTACGTCATGGACGTTGTAGCCGTGGGCGGTGGAGGTTTCCACCGTCGCGGTCCCCGCTGTTTGGCTGGCGGTCGAGACGGTCTTGGTATTAAATCCATCCTTCAGGCAGGCATCGAGCAGGCTTACCAGCGTTCCGGCGACGCCCGTTAAGCCCGGTGCGCCGGTCATTGTCGAGGTATAGCGTTTGACCGCGATGGTCATCTGGGTTTCTCCCTAGGTATCCACGCCCCCGCGCAACAGCAGGCGGAAGCGATCTTGTCCGGTGGTCGGGGCGCTGGGATGCACCGTCATGGCGACCCACAGCGGGAAATTGGCGGGGAGCAGTTGGTCGAACCGCAGGCAGTTTCCCGCCACCCAGCCCGATCCCCACCCTTGCCATCGCAGAATAAAATAGGGCGTGCTGGTCAACGGATTGATCGGCGCGAGGTCGTGGTTGGTATCGTGATAGCCTGAGCCGCCCAGCGCATCGGTGATGTCCCCGAGCGTTTCGCCGATCACCCGGAAGCTCGTCTGGCTGGTGAAGAGCAGCAGCCACCGCTCGCGCCACGAAGCGGCATTGGTCAATTCGAGCGGATGCAGCAGACTGTTGTACTGCGCCAGGATCGGGCTCCCGATGCGCTCGCTACTCCACACGCTCGTCCACGCCTGCTGTGAAAACGGCGTAGACCACTGGGCGTACAGGTCGCCGTACACATAGCTACTGGCCACGAGCGCCCCGATGGGATAGTCGTGGCCCAGCGCGCGATTGAGCCGCAGTTGTCCGCTGATGTCGGCGTCCGTCACCAACGCCGCGTCTTCAATCGTCGCTTCCACGCTGTACGGCGAGGTGTAGCCCGACAGGTCCAGCGGGGTCGCCCAGGTCAGAATGCCGGTATCCTGCGCCAGGCTATAGCGGCTGGGCGGGATCGCGTCGCCCTCGGCGTCGTAGACCCGCGCTCGAGCCACGCCGGTCAGTTCGGTATCCAGCGTGCCGCCCGCCACGGGGCTTGGCACGCTATGTGTGGTGTGATGCTGCACAATCACCATGTCCCCCCGGATGATGCAGGGCACCCGCCCATCACTGGGTAATCGCACCGGGTCCAGGCCGAGCAGGTCGGCGGATAGCGGGAGACTGGAGTAGGCCACGGCGTTATACCGGGCAGTGCTCGGGATAATCTTGCGCGGCTTCCAGATTTCGCCGTTGACAATATCATCCTCGTCGTACCACTCTGCCGCGAGGTCCTCTTCCGTCAAATCGTCAACATCCGTCATCTCGCCAAAGCGCAGGTTCACCACGCCAAACTCAGCATCCACAGTGCCCGTCATGGCATCGCCAGTAATGTCGCCATTGACATCCGCGCTTCCCGCTAGCAACTCTCCGTCAACCGCCGTGACCGCAACCTGAAACGCGGTCGGGCGCAGCGGAGCCATCGCGGTACGAAATTGAAACTCCGTCTCGGTGAACAGCCCACGCTGCACCGCGAGGGATTGCATCGTCAGGGTCTTGCCGCCCGCCGTCCAGGTATGCAGCACCACGGTCCCGGTGGAGTAATCAACGGTGCCCGCTTCCGTGCCGACGCTATTGGCGTCCGGAGCCATGATGATCAGCCCCTCGTTGTCCTGATAGATCGTGCTGCCGATGGTAAAGCGCACGCTGTTGGGGACTACGGCATCCGTGGTGTAAGGCGTCAGTTGCAAGGTGATGACGGCGGGAGGGAACGTTTCGCTCGCGTTCGTGGGCGCGTATTCGGCTTCCTGGTACGTGATCTCGACTTCCGCGCTCTCTCCGAACGTATCCCTGGTGCTGACGCTCTTCCATTCGCCCGTTCCATTGGTCTTTGAACTGCTCCAGGTTTTAGACGGAAAATATTCTTCTGGCGGGAAATAGAGTTCTCCGGTGATGTAGTTCACGGTGCCCGTGCCATCTTGCGTCGGCAAGAGTCGGCCCGAACCGTCATCCGTCGCTAGATGCGTCACCAGCCATTCGGTGCCATCCTGCGATTCCGTCGTGCCATAGATCGGGGGCGGGGGCGGCGGATGCGCTTCCGCTTCCGTGACCACCACCAGACGCACCTCGTGATTTAGGTCGGCGAAGTCTTGCGCGTAGACCTGGATTTCAAAGGTGTACACCCCTTTCGCCGCGAACGTACCCGAGAGCACCCCGGAACTGTTGCCCAGCAAAATGCCTTCGGGCAGATTGCGCCGGTCGGTGATGCGCCAGTACGCGCTGGTCGGTCCACCAATCAAGGTGCCTAGCACCTGCGAGTACGCGATGCTGACGAGGGGGCTGGGGAGTTCCGCCCAACTGACGTCAATCTTGCCGGGTGGGGCGGGGGTGGTCGCGGCGGTCACGCTCACCGTCACATCCGTATCGGTATAGCCATTGGCCGATACCCGCGCCACGCCGGTGTGATAAAGCTGTGCGACCGTGAACGTCGCGGTCAATACGCCCGCTGAGGAAATCGTCGCCGCTTCCGGCAAGTCCCCCCGCGATTGCAGCGCCCAGGTCGCATCCGTGGGAAAAGTCTGGCCGAGCGAATGCACGTACTCGACATTGACCGTCGCGGTCGGCAACGCCGCCGTCGCGACTTGCACCGCGCCGGGGGGGGTGGCCACCACCGTGATGGCGATGGCCCGTTCGACTTTCGGCAGGTTCGGCGCGGTGACCCGGACCTTGAACCGGTAGACGCCGGCCTGAGCGAACGTCACCGTCAGTATCCCGGATTGCGCCCCATCACTGGCGGTGGTGATGGTGGCCGCCGAGGGCAAATTCCCCCGGTCCACCCATGACCAGGCCGCCCCGGTGTCGGGAATCGGGACCGTGCCCAGCGTGATGGCCCGCTCGGTTCCGCTGGTGGCCCACGTCGCCATTTCGGCCCAGCGTATATCGATAGCCGTCGCGGGCGCGGCGGTGACGATGATGCTCGGGGCAAAGCGCGTGGAGGCATACCCGCTGGCCGAGGCTTCCAACGTGCCGGTGTAGGTCCCGGTGGTACTGGCCGTCATCGTGAGCACGCCGGCACTACTGATGGCCGCGCCCGCAGGCAGATTGCCGCTATTCTGGATGGCCCACGTGCCGTCCGTCGCGGGCTTCGTGATCTTCCCGACGGGGATGGATAACGCCACGTTCGGGCGATAGGTGGAAAGAGCATAAAGCGTGGCTTCGACGGATGACACGGATTCCGTGTTGCGGTCCACGCCGACCGTCACCGCGACCGTCACCAGGGGCGTGGGATTGATACCCGCCACGTCGCAAGGATAAATCAGCACGGTCGCGGGCGTCGTGTCGGCGGGGGTGAAGGCGATGCGCCCGACGATAGCGTCGTCCTCGCTGGCATAACTGATGGTCACGCCGATGAGATTGCTACTGGCTAGTTTCCATCCCCCGGTGAGAGGCGTGGAAATCTCGCCGAACCGGCTGAGGTAGGGCTTGCCCACCGTCGCGCGAGGCAATGGGCCGTCTAACGTGTAAGTCGCCATGTCATCCCACTACCTTCGTGATCTTCTCGTTTTCCGTCTTGGCGCGATGCGTGATCCACACCGCCTGAACCGACCGGGGTTCGATGGGCGGATGCGCCACCGTGATGCTGGCAAATCGGTTGCCATCGAGAGTCGGAGTAAAGACCTCGGTATAGGGAGCGCCGTACTGGTAGGTCACCACCGGCGTCGCGCCGGCGTCTGGCAGCGCGGTCGGCATCAGGTAAATCTCTCCCGTCGCGTAACGAATCCCTCCACCGCCATCGCCCGTGAGCCGGCCCGTGCCATCGTCCACCACCGACTTTGTCACCTGGCCCGAGGTCCAGGTGATCGTGACACTGTTCGGGATGACGCCGGGATGCGCCAGTTGATAGCGCCAGCCGGGAAACGACAGGGTGGCCGTGGTCAAGGACCCAGCGACCGCGTGCACGCTCGCGCCCCACCCCCAGAGGATCGAGGACCCAATGTCGGGGAGTGCCTGCAACGTGATGAGCACGCTGCCGGTGGTGTAGTTGAGACTGCCCGCGCCACTCCCGGCCATTCCGCCCGTCCCGGTATCCGTGATGCGATACCACTTCCCCTGGGCGCGGTAGGACACGACCACCGTGCCCGGGGCGGGCTTGGGGAGCAGCAGATTCACGTAGTTGAGCGCTTGATTCGCGGCGCTGATGAGCAGGCCGCTGGTGTGCGCAACCTGTGAAAAAGTCGCGGTCCGTGCGCCACCGGACACACTGAACTCCTTTCCGCCCCCGGCCTGCGCGTCCAAGACCGGGGTTTCCGTCTGCACGCTCGGCACCAAAGGCGTATAGAGGCTATCCACCTGCAAGGTGCTTTCGCCGTGCGTGGCCGGCGCGGTCAAGGGCCGGGCGCTGTAATACCGGGCGGCGGCGCTGGCAATCGTGTCGCGAATCCGGGTGGCCGCCGAGGTCGTGGTATAGCGCGAAGGTTCCACGCCATCAAAATCGTAGCGGAGCGGGTCGGAGATTTCCGCCAGCACCACCACCCGTTCAAAATTGCCTGAGCCGTCCACAAAGGTCTGGGTTTCCGACGTAACCCGCGTCACCCGCACATACTGTTCAATCTCGGAGACTTCGCCTTCATCTTGAATCAGCACGAGCGTCTGGCCGACGATGGGGAGTTCCGCGTTCGGGAAGTTCACGAGCTGCAACGCCCGCTGTCCGGTCAGATGATCACCGTACAGCAGCGCCGGCCAATACCCACTGCGCGTCAGGAATCGTTCGATGTAGTCCCGCGCATCATCCCGAACATCCGTCCAGCTACCCGACGAAAACAGGGTGATATTGATGTCGGTATCGGTCGGCACGGCGGACAGCACGACATGCGCGCCCAGATAAACGTCCGTGTCCGTGCTGCGATTCGCGGCATAGGCTTTCCGTAGCCGAACCCGCCCGAACACCCGGTCGGTTGGGGCGATGTCGGGAAAGAGATTGTTTTCCTGATTATCCGGGATGACGTTTCCCGTCATGCGCCCGCCGCCCTGGGCGCTATCGTCCAACCGTTCGGATTCGAGGAAGACGAGATCGGTTTCGGCAATCGCCATCAGGTCACCTTTTGCGCCCGTTCCAGGGCGGCCAGTAATTCATCAATGGACATCCGCGCCAGCGCGTCGGCCCGGAGCTTGAGCGCCTTTTCGGCTTCCGCTCGCAGCTTTTCCAGTCGGCTCTTCAGCCCGGACAAGTCGGCGGTCGCGATGCCTTGGAGTCCATCGGTGATGGTGCGCGCCATTACAACGTCTCTCGCAACTGCCCCGCCGTGCGGGTGATCGTCGTGAGTTGCCCGGACAGCCGGTCTAAATCAATGCTGGCGGCTTGTTTCAGTGCCCCATGGAACCGCCCGACCTCATCCGCCGCCTCGCCCCATATCGCCCTGGCGGCGGTGCCCGCCGTGGTGGAACGGTTCGTGGCTTGCGCCTGCTGGGCTTCTTCTTCCGCCAGTTGTTTCAACTTGAGCGCGTACAGGTCATTGGCACGGCGCACCGCGAGCTGGTATTCGTCATTGCTCATCGCGCCCGCCTTGGCGTGCAATTCTTCAATGCGCTTGAGGTTTTCGGCGTGATCCAACTCCAGCAGCCGCTGCTTATCCCCCTGGATTTGCAGCATCTCGCGGTTGAAACTCTCCGCCATGTCCAAGAGCGACGCTGAGAGCCGCTCAGCCTCTTGCCGGGCATCCGCCATGGCCTGCCGGAGATTCTGGGCCGCGCCATGGGCCGCGTCGTTCAAATAAGACTGGCTATTCTCCAGGGCCAGAGCGAGCGCCTCGGCATTGAATGTGGCGTTCGACAGCCCCTCGGTGGCCAACCGTTGCGCCATGGTATTCGCATCGGAAATCGCACGTTCGATGTCACTGATGATGCGCCCGAACTGGAATAGGCCCTCTGTCCCGAACGCGGTTGCGGCGACATCATTGAACTTGGCATACGTGACATTCAGATCATTCATGCTTTTCGTGGCGGTCGCGGCACTCGTGCCCACCTGCGAATTTCGCAATGCGACATTGGCTTGCAAGTTCGAGAATTTGTAGGCGTTTTGTGCCACGAGATCGAAGACATCCGCCTCTTTCTTCACCGCCTCGGTCAGTTTTTCCTCGCTCGCCGTTTGACGGTCGGAAGCGAGCGCGGCGGCTTGCTTTTCCATCGCCGTGACCTGGACCTTCTCCGCCAGGATCTTTTGCGCTTCGACGTTGGTTTTCGCCGCTTCGGTGGCGGCTTTCTCCTTTTCCACCAGCAGTTCGGCGATCTTCAGCGCGGCTTTCCCGGCCTCGGTGGTGTCGTTCGTGGCCTTGAGTTGATCGCGCTTGGCGACGGCCAGCGCCTGTTCCGCTTGCTGTTCCGCCAGCTTGGCTTTGGCGATCTTCACGGACCAATCCGCTTCCAGTTGCGCCCGCTCAATCGAGAGCCGCTGCGCTTCGTAGGTCATTCCCTTGGCTTTCGCCAGCGCGATTTCCGCGTCTTTCGATGAGAGTTGGGCTTTGGCGGTCCCTTCCAGCGCGGTCACGTATTTCCCGGTTTGCGTGACCGCCGTCCCGAGCTCGGCGATGATTTGTTGCTTGGTCTTGACGCTGGCGGTCGCGGCGGTGGATTCGGTATTGATGCCCCGAATCGCCTCTTGCACCGCGACGTCATAGTCCCGCTGCGCCTGGGCGGTCGCCTCCACGGACTGCTTTAGTGCGTCTTGCGCGATCTTGTCCTTGCGCTTGGCTTCCTCGTAGACATACAGGCTGACCGCTCCTTGGTCGTACAGCTGGCCGATGGCGAGATAGGAATGCTGCGCTTCGTCGGCGGCGTCGGCGGCGTCGGCCTGCTCTTTCTTGAGCATCGCCAGCTTGCCGGTGTAATCCTGCAAGCTGAAAACAATCGGCTCTAAAACCTTCGCGTCGCCGAAATCTGGCGGCTTGACTTTTTCGGCTTCCTCGCGGGCTTTTTTGATCTTGTCGCCAATGCCATCAAACGCGCCCGCAACTTTTTTCCCCCCCTCCTCGATGTCCTTGAGGTCCTGCTTCGCTTGCTTCCACAAATCCTCGGCAGCGGCTCGAGCGGCGTCGGCCTTGGCGAGCAATTCATCCGCGCGCTTCGCCGTGCCCAGCCCGATATTCGACGCGGCGCGTTCAATCGATGCGAGCACATCAAAAAATTTGCTGACCGTGATCGAAAAGCCCGCGACCAGCGCATTGATGGGCGCGGTCGTGGCGTTGAAAACGGTTTTGATGGTGCCCGCCACCGCCGTCGCGGTAGAAGACACAATGGCGAAAGACCCCTTGGCATATTCCGCGAATCCATTAACCGCCTGTTTCGCGCTCTCGAAGTCAAAGCTCTTAATGGCGCTGGCAATGCCATCGGCAATGCCGGTGCCGAATTCGCGCAGGAGGTCTTGCACGCCCTTGATGCTGCCGTCGCTCAACGCGGTGGAAAACGCGGCGGCCAACTCCTTCGCCTGTTTCGCAATCGGGTCCAGCAGCGGTTCCAGCAGCGCGGATTTCAACGCTTCCCACGCGGAATTCAGGCTCGCCATGGCGGATTTGAGATTTCCCCCCATGGCATCCGCCGCTTCCTGAGCCGCCCCGCCCGCATTTTTGAGTTGCAGCGTGTAGTCGTTCAGCCCGGTCTGTCCCTCGGCAATCAATGCCCGCAGGCCCGGTCCGGCCTCGGTGCCGAAGGCCAGAATCGCGGCGTTGGCGCTATTGCCCTTATCCTTGAGCGCGCCCATCACGGTTCCGAGATCGCGGCTGGAAATGCCGAGCGCGTCCAATTCGCCGCCAGCTTTGCTGGCGGGGTCGAGCAGACTGGTCAGAATCGCTTTAAGCGCGGTCCCCGCTTCCGCGCCCTTGATGCCATTTTTATGCAGCAGGTCAAGAGCGGCGACGGTGGATTCCAAATCCATACCCGCCGCGCGCGCCATGCCGCCCGCTTGGGTCAGCGCCTCGGCTAGCTGGCTGGCGCTGGACGTAGTGATATTCGCGCCCTTGGCGAAGACATCCGCGACGCGGCCCGTCTCTTCAAATCCCAATCCCATGATGGAGAGGGAATCGATCAATTTCGTGGCGGCGACTTCGGTGCTGATTTGTTCCGACGCGGCGAGCGCCAGCACTGGGGGCAGCGCGCCAATCGCGGATTTTGCGTCCAGCCCCGCGGCGGCCAGCGCTTCCAATGCCGTGCCAGATTCCACCCCCGATACGCCGAATGCCGCCCCGACCGCGCGAGCCTGGGTGGCCAGTTCGCCCATGGCATCGACGGTATAGCCGCCCTTCGCCGCGACCCGATCCATCTGGGCTTCAAAATCGGCGGCCCCTCTCAGTCCCCCGCCGAAGACGCCGGCGAAGGCGTCACGAATCCGGTTAGCGGTCGCGCTAGTGGTGCGGTCGATGAAACTGTACAGCGTGCTGAAGACCGACGAGGCTTCGTCCTTGGCGCTGATCAGCAGCTGCAAGACGAGATTACGGTCGGCCATGCGCTAGACCTCGATCAGCTTGAGCGATTCCAGGACATACCACGCGCCGGCCGAGGGGTCGGCGGGGCCGGAGTCTCTCACGATGGGAACGGCGCTGACGGCCAGCGGGTCATCATCGGCGGGGAGCACGGTGAATTCCCGGGCGTCATGCAGGGTGAGGGTCATTTCCGCGCCGGTGTCCAGCAACGCCTTGAGGGCAGTCGTCTCCGCCCGCGTGAGCCACGCGAACTCATTGCCGCCGATCAGGGTGATCGGGCGACCGGCGAGCTTTTCGCCCTGCTGGACGATCGGCGCGCCGGTCAGGCTATGGATGATCGTTTGTGCGATGGGCGACCCCTTAAATTCATCCGAGAACCTTAACCCGTCAGGTAATCGGATGTTGTTGAGATAGATGGACACGTCAGCGTGATGGCCATCTACGCCGCCAGATCAGAGACCTGGAACAACCATGGGGAGGTGGGCGCGGGGCTGATGCCCACCGTCGGGGTGAGCATCTTGCCGGCGAACTGCCCTTTGACGTACGTGCCCGTCACCGGGTCGAACGCGGCGGAACCGGCCAGGTTGACCTTGTAGATGACGATACGCCCGCGCTTGCTGCTGACTTTTTCCGTGGCGGAGCCGATCAGCATCACGTAGTTGCTGATCGCCTTGCCAGACGCGTAGTTTTCAATCGCGCGCGTGGTGGTCTTATAACTGACCTTGGTCACGGTCGCGCCGGTCACGTCCAGCGCCTTGAACATCCCGTTGACCAGGTCGACGGTGTAATGGTCGCTGGTAATCGTGGCATCGGCGGCGGTCTTGGCGACGATTTCGGTGCCGGTGCCATGGGCGGCGATGTACTTATTGGCCAGCGGGACCCACAACCCCACGGCGGCGGTAATCGGATCGTCCGTGATGGAGGTGGCGGTCTGGGTGACCTCGGTCAAAGTGGCGCCCAGCAAGACGCTGAACAACGCGGGCGGCATGTAATCCGCTTCCGCCGAGAGCGAGCCGGCTTCCGTGGTCTTGTTCACCGACGCCAACAATTCGCCCGCCGAGCCTTCCATGTTGCTCAACAGGTCATTCGCTTCCTGCACCTGACTTTGCAGTTCCAGTTTCGTCCAGTTCACCGGGTCGTAGAACTGCGTCGGCGCGGTATCGCCCGACCAGAATCCAAATTTGATCGCACAGTTCAGATAGATCGATTTTGATGCAACGGCAATCGCCATGATGGGTTACTCCGAGCGCCGCTTTTTCGGCGGCGCGGGTTCAGATTCAGATTCTAGGGCCAGGGGCGGCGCGGCGACGGAGGCGCGGCGGGCGGCGATTTGCCGTATCCGCCGCCGCTGTTCCGTCTGCTGGCATTTCCAGTGCTGATAGATCGCCGGGGTCATGGGGGGGCTACCAGGTCAACGTCAATTCGCGGTAGGTGATCCGGATCTTCAGCGGGCTATCGCCGGTGATGATTTCCCCGGTCAGCAGATGCAGCACCAGCGGCGCGGCGGCCACCGGAGCAAACGCGGCGGTCGTGGTCGGCGTTACATAGCGGAACGCATCCGCCGTCGCATCCAAAAACCCGGTCGTTTCCACCGTCGCCAGCACGGCGCCGCTATCGTTGCTGTACTTAATGGTCAGGTCTTCGCCGCCCGCGATTTCAGCATAGGCCGCCGATCCATAGTCCAGCCACAGTTCAGCCGCGACCAAGATCAGTGCCTTGCCTGCCGCAGGCGCGGCGATCAGCGTTTTCGGCGTGGCGTTGAGCGCCTTCATCTCCGAGGCGCTGACCGTCACCGTGGCGGTTTTCAGCGGCATGGAGTAGATCGGCGCATAGAGCGTATCGCAGTACGTTTTCGCCCTGGCGTCGGTGTGATATTGCAAGTGATCGTCACCGTCTAGCCCGCTCAGTTCCCCGTGATCGAGGCTGGCGGGATTGACGGCATTGCCTAAACGGAAGCGAGGCATGGGGTCATTTCCTCACTTGCTGATGATCGCGACGATCTTGATATTCTTCGTATCCCACGCCTTCGCCCAGTTAGCGGCGGTCGCCAGTTCGACGTTGGTCGGGGAACTGCCCGCCATGCTGCTGCTGGTCCAGCGCAATCCACGCGGGTGGAAAATAAATTCACGGCGCGTAATGAGGGTTTCCTGGCCGGACCCATAGCCCGCCAGCGGGGACCGCAAAGACTCGGTGGGGACCTTGGGGCTGCCCTCGCCATAGGCCACGCTGCCCGGCCCGAACAGGTAGGTGGTGTAATTGCCGGTATCCAGCGGGCATGAGTCATCGACAATCACGCGATAGCCCAGGAACGTCGGGAACCGTATGTCGCCTTCCGCGCCGATATAGTCAATCAGCAAAGCTTTTTGCAGCGCGGTATATTTCGCCGAGTGCATGATGATGGCCGACAAACTGTCGGCGGCGTCGCCGAGTTTCTGCTTGCCGTCGAGAATCACATCCGCCGAGAGCGCGGTCGCGGCCCCATGCACATCATGGACGTGCGTGCTGGCCAGGGCGGTCGCGAAAATGCCGGTCAGGCTTTGGATCAGGATGGTCTGCTGGTCGCGCACCCACCACGAAGCGATCAGATTGGCGATGCGCTCCAGCGGGTCATCGCCGGCGCCGATGGATTTGGTAATGTCCATGGCCGACCAGGCCGCGTTGCGGAACAACTTGACGGCGGTCTCGTAGCTTTGGGCGATATTGCCAGGAGTAATCGAGTGGGTCGGGTCATCATCCGCGACCGTCGAACTCCCGCTGAGGTCATTCCAGTACGGCAGGGTGAAAGTCGCGCCTTCGCTTTTCGCCAGCGCGGCAATCGCCGGGTCGGCGGCGACAATGCCCGACTGAAACAGGGCGGACTTCGTGGTGCTGAGGGCTTGAACGCGGGCGGCGAATTCCGCCTTGACGATCAAGTTCGTAATCTGGGTAACCGCCATGACTAGGCTCCGTTAGGGTGGGCTAGCCGCCGCTTTCAGTTGCGCGGCCAGCGCGGGTTTTTCATCGGCCAGACGAAGTTGCTCGGTTAAGTTAAACGTCGCCTTCGCCCAGGGATTCGCTACCTCGCCGCCTCGCGCGCCAGGGTAGTAACCGGAGCCTCGCGCGCCGGGGGACTTCAGCAAATGGGGCTTGCTGGCGGCCAAGTGCGTCACGCCCTCGGTCAGCGGCAGCAGATTGCCCTTTTCATCTTGATACCGGGCCTGGCCTTGCTCTTCATCCCACGCCAGCTTTTGGCGCAGGTAGGATTCCACCAGATCGCGGTCAATGAACTCGTAGGCGCTCATCGCCTGATTCAGTTCCGCCGCCAGCGCGGTTTGCCGGTGTTTCATCGTCAAATCAGCTAAGGCTTGATCCTTGGCTTTCGCGGCGGCGTCCAATGCCTTGAGGCGGGTTTCCAGTTGCTTCAGCGCCTCGGCTTGTCCCTTGGCGGGCGGCAAGGCGTCCAGTTCCTCCAGGGTTTCAATCCCCAGTTTCTCCATCAGCCGCGCCACCGTCGCGGTGGCCTCGTCGGCCTTGGCTTTGAGGGATTGTCGTCCGGTCTGGCTTTCCTTTCGAGCGGCGTCACGCTGCCCGATGAGGTCGTTCAGATAGGTTTCCAACTCGGCGAATCGCTCGCCCAGCGGCTCTTTCAATGCATCTAGATTCATCCGACGTCTCGATTTGTATTTACCCTATAATAGCTTATCATCACAGATAAAATCCATGGTCAAGAGGTTGCATGGCGACGTTCGACCCCACGCCGTTTCAGATTGTTGCCGATGCGCTCAATGGCACGGGCGGATTTAGTGACGGCACGTACCTGGTGCAGTATCCGCGTGAATCCGATGATAAGTTTGAACGGCGGCAAGCCATCGCCTGGTACGCGAACGCCTTGCGCCCCGCGTGTCAACGATTCGTCGGGTACCTCACCAAAAGACCCCCTTTCCGTGAAGTCTCTCAGCCGGCCTTCACCGCGCTGCTCGACTCTTGCAACTGGCCAAACGACAACCTGGACGTGTTCTGGTCGCAGTTTATGACGGACGCCAAGGCGCGGGGCGCGATGTTGTTGCTGGTGGACATGCCGCCCGAGGGGCTAGAGACAGACCGCACCTGGCCGATCCTCAGTTCGATCCCGCTCGAACGCCTGACCGCCTACGCGATGAACCCCCAGGGCGCGCTCGCCAGCGTGAGCTTTTCCGATACCCTCACGATCGACGGGAAAGAGACCGCCGTCAGCCGGGTCTACGATGAAACCGGCTGGCGCGTGCGGCTCGGGACGACCCTGCTTTCGCAGGGGACGCATTCCCTCGGCGTCTGTCCCGTGCTGGCGTTCGCGGAATCCGGGGCGTTCCCCGGGCTGGGCGAGTTCGCCACTATTGCCCACCTGAGCAAGCGGCTGTACAACCTGCGCTCGGAACTCGATGAAATCCTGCGATCACAGACGTTCAGCCTATTGACCTACAAAGTGCCGACTGACCGCTATCCGCTCGACCTGGGCGCCATCGCCCAGACCATCGGCACCCATAACTTGTTACAGACGTTTCCCGAGGGCGCGGAATTCATCGCCCCGCCCGAAGGTCCGGCTCGGGTCTACCTGGACGTGATCGCGCAAGTGGAGGGGTTGATCCGGCAAGCGGCGCTGATGGTGGATATTCCGAACAGCAATAACCAAGAATCCGGCGTCGCGTTGCAACTGCGGTTCCAGGCGCTGAACAGCAGTCTGGTGGGGTTCGCCCGGCGCATGGAGGACTTCGAACGGCGGATGTGGGAATTGGCGGGTCGCTGGCTGGGGATTGAACCCCAGGTCTCCGTGTCGTGGGGCAAGGATTATAGCATTGCCGACCTGAAAACCGAGATTGAAGTGGCGCAAAACATGGCCGCGCTGAATGCGCCGCCTGCCTACCAACAAGCCAAGCTGCAGCAACTCATTCAGCTGGACCTGGCGACGCTGCCCGAAGATGAGCTGTCCGGCATTCTGGCCGGAATCGACGAAATGCAACAGGAGACTGCGTTATGATCGCCAACACTTTTTGGCGAGCCAAGGGCCGCCCGGCAACTGAAACCCTGGCGACTCTAGAAACCGTTGACGGGGCCGGGTCCGGCTTAGATTCCGACTTGCTGGACGGAAAACATGCCTCGGAATTCCAGCCGAACACTGGACTGGATAGCGCGAGGATTGCGCAGGATTTTCAGATTTTTGAGTACCTCAACTACGGAGCCATGTGATGGCCGCCACGAATACGTTTCCGAAAGATCGCATCGGATTTGCAATCACGTTGGTGAACGCAGACTCCACCAACGCGAAGGTGGTGCTGGATAATAGTACGGGGACCAAGGCATTAAGGATCGAGCAACTATCCATCACGTCGGATGATACCAGCAGCCGTAACGTACAGTTCAGCCGGATGATCGGAGTCATCGATTACATCATTGGGACGATTGCGGTTCCCGCGGCGTCGGGAATGGATGGAAACACCCCGCGCGTCACCGCGCTCTCGTCCGCGACGACTGGGATCGGCGCGCTGGACGCGGATGGGATTTATGTCTGTTGGCTGCCCGCCGGGCAAAAGCTGGACGCGAGGTCCATGGTCGCGGTGACGGCGGCGAAAACAGTCACGATCAGCGGCTGGGCGCGGAGTTTCGAGCCATGATTTTGCAGCAGGCCGCAATTAACCGATACTGGCAAAGCCGACTCTTTACGGCGTCTGGCACGTTGATGATCCCCCCTGACGTGGGTTGTATTTGGCTGGACGGCTGCGGGGCGGGAGGCGGCGGTGGCGGCGGGAATGCCACGCCGGGCGGCGGTGGCGGCGGGGGCGGTCCGGGCATGGCCTGGAAAAACGCATCGTTCCCGGTCACGCCCGGCGAGTCCCTCACGGTCACCGTGGGGGCCGCCGGCACCGCGGGCGGCGCTGGCTCGGCGGGCGGCGTGGGCGGCACCACGAGCGTCGCGGGCTCGTTTCAGACGCTCCATGCCGAGGGCGGCGGCGTCGGCGCGGTGGGCGCGAATCCCAACGGCGGCAGCGCGGGCGGACTATCCGGCAACGGGGGGGCGCCCACGGGCGGAGCGGGAGCGGGAACGATTGCCGCGGTCATGGGGCCCGGCGCGGGAACTTGGACGTATGGGGAAACCAATGGCATTTGGTGCTCGTACTCCACGGGGAGCTCGGGCGGCGCGCTGAATTTCAGCGGCGGCGCGGGCCTGGCACGCACCGGGCTGAATGCCGCCAATGGCGGACTCATCTCCGCCGCGACCGGCGGTTCGTCTGGGGGCGGGGGCGGCGCGGGCGGCTGCGGCCCCTACGGCAAGGGCGGCGCGGGCGGCAGCAATGGCGCGGCGGGTTCCGTGGGGACGGGCTACGGCGCGGGCGGCGGGGGCGGCTCCGGCAACGCGGCGGGCGCGAACGGCACATCCGGATTCGTGCGCGTTTATTGTCTCAGCGCCTATTCTATTTTGTAGGAGAACAGCATGGCTCGCTATGTCATCGAAAAAGGCGGTTACGCGATTAACGTCATCCTGTCGGATTCAGCGGAGGTCGCGAATCAAATCGCCGCGACTCAGGGCGCGACCGCGAGACTGCTGGGCGAGAACGAGACGCCCCATTATGCGCCCGTCATCCCGCTACCCAATTATGTGATCACCCGCTTCAGTTTTCTGAAACGCATCGGGCGCGCGAACCGAAAGGATATTCGCGCATCGGCGGATGTGAATGTCATAGACGGTTGGGATCTGCTCAAGAGCGCGGATCTCATTGACGTTCGGGATGACGCGGTGATTGAGGCGGTTGATGCCTGGCGCACCGCCAACATCCTCAACATGGCACGGCGCAACGCGATTCTGGATCCGGAATGATCGACGTCAACGTTCAGGGCATCGACGCCATCCGCGATACGTTCGCCCACCTGGTGCCCGAAACGCAGGCGAAGGTGTTGAAGGGGCTGGCGCAAGTCGCGTTCGATACCGCGCAGCAGCAGGTGGACACGCACACGCAAACCGGCGCCCTCGCCCGCTCGTTGCGGCTGCGGTCGGACGGGAGTGGCGGATGGATCATTGATCATGATTTGCAGCACGCCAGCTACGCGCCCTGGGTGCACTGGGGTTCGCGCCCGCACCTGATCCGCCCGCGAGAGAAAAAGGCGTTGCGCTGGGCGGCTGGGGCGGGTAGCGGGACGGGATTCGTCTTCGCGAAGTGGGCGCACCATCCCGGCTATGCCGGCCACCCTTATCTTGTTGAAGCGGCTGATGAGGCGGTCAAACAGTTCGATGCCATCGTCACCCGAGCGAGCGCCTCTAAATGGCCCTGACCCTGACCTATCATGACGCTTATCTCGCCCCGCTGATCGCGGGCCAGGAAGCGTGGGAAACCCGAGCCATCGCGGACGTAGCGGCACTGGGCACGTTCCCCGACCCCTGGCCGGACCATCTGGTGGTGTTGCGCGCCTATCTGCTCTGCTGCATCGAAAGCCTGGCCGACGAAACCGACGTGTTCAGCGCCAAGCTGAAGCAGTACCAAACCGAGTACAAGGCGGCGCTGAACGCGGCGCGCATCGCGGCGAACGCGGCGGCCACCACGCCCACGGACTATCTCTTCACGCCACTGTTGCGGGGCTGAAGAGATAGTCCGTG